AGAGCAAGGTGTGGCGGAAGGCTCTACACAAAAAGATATGACTGGTCAAACTTGCGAGAAGTGTAAGAAAGACAAGTATCAAGAGCGTAGCCAACACGATGATATGGAAGGTAAAGTAACTTGTAGTTGTGGCAATAGAGTCAATCGTTGGAAGAACTACAAAGAGAAAGATGTGGCGGAAGGCAAGATTGACTTTGCTAAAAAATTACAAAAGAATGTAGACAAAAGCAATATGGCTAGAGTGAAAACTAAACAAGCTGTAGGTAGCAGAGTTGTTGATATTGGCGCTGGTGGTAAAGAACACAATGAAAAAACTGATGCTGCATGGGATGCTGCTAAGAAAAAAGTAGCAGAAGGTTATAAGAAGAAATAATATGAGCAATATACTCAACGGCATCACAGAAGCAAAGCGTTCACCAGAATCGGACTACGATGATCCTTCTTGGGATGAGAAAGTTAGTAATGTAGGACAAAAAGCTAAAGAGGGCCCGCGTAAAACGGTGTGGGTACCCGATCAATATGGCAAAGGTGGTCGTTACACAACAGTACCAGTAAATGCTCCCAAGAAGGATGAGCCTACCAAAGAATCAGTTGGCTTACCTTATCCTGAAACATACGAAGAAACTAATGATATGTTTAAGAGTAGTGGACAAAGACGCATCGGTACATTAACAACTGAAGATGAACAAATTGATGGTATGGCGCAAGGCGAGATTCGTGAAATTATCAAAAACGCAATACATATTAAAAATCAATTAGATAAGGGTGTTAGTTTAGATGGTTGGATGTATAGTTATGTTACTACAAGTAATGACCACTTGAATAGTGTAGCAGAACAAATTAATAATCCTAACATTGATGAAGAAAAAGTACGTTTAGATCCACATTGCTGGGACAACAAAAAAATTGGTAATCCCAAAACAAAGATCAAGGGTGGCACTAGAGTAAATAACTGTGTACCAAAAGAATCAGCAATACTAAAAGGATTAAATCAAATTGACGAAGGTTGGAAAAGTGCATTGGGCAGTGCTGCATTAGCAGGTGCTATGGCAATGGGCAGTGGACATGCTCAAGCAGCAGATTTAAGTCAATTTGGAACTCCTTATTTACAACAAGTTGCTTCAGGTCAACACCCAAGACCAATGGTCAATGTTGATGATGCTAAAGCAGAACTACAAGCTAGAGAACAAGGTAAACAACAAACTGTTGCACCTGCAGCGGCTCCAGAAACAACATCAGGGTTTAGTATAGATTATTTAAAGAAGGCATCTGATCCAGATAGAACTGGAAGATATTTAATTAGTGTTGAAAAGGCACAAGAAATGTTAAAGCAAGCAACAACTCCAAGAGCAAGACCCACATTAAATATTGCACCCGGCGATTATCCGGCAGCTAAATAAGGACAACAATTATGTTAACAGAAGATTTAAAAGTATTATTAGCTAGTGTTAACTCATTGTCTATCAAAGCACAAAACTTTCATTGGAACGTAGAGGGAGATAACTTCCCTCAATATCACGAATTCTTTGGCAACTTCTATGAAGAAGTATACAGCGCAGTAGATAAGATTGCTGAATACATTCGTACATTAGATAGTTATACTCCCGGTAGTTTAACCCGCTATGCTGAATTAACTATCATTCAAGACCAACTTAAGATTCCACGTGCTGAATTAATGTTTGCTGAATTGTTTGAAGATAATGGCAAGATGATTGAATTGCTTAATCATTGCTTTGCATCGGCTACACAAGAAAACAAACAAGGTATCGCTAACTTTATCGCTGAAAGGTTAGATGCTCACGAAAAACATCAATGGATGATTCGTAGTACTCTAAAGAAAGAACGTGCATAATGAGAGCAAAAGAGTTTTTATCCGAGTCCTATCGCTCGGTTGTAAATGAAGAACTTAGGGTAGATGTGCCTAACGAAGAATGGTTACAAGACGCAATTGAATATGCTAAAAGTAAAAGTCCCGATCGCAATGGTCTACCATACATGGGAAAGACCACTGCTACAGTTAGGAACGTTGCGGTTCCGATCAGCATCTTAAGACGGATACCAGGCATGCGTCAAGAGCAATCAAAGGTAAGACACCACGATCTTGCTGCTATTAGAAAAATCATGCACACTACAGGTAAACTGCCACTACACGGACATACTGGACAAGAATATAAACCTTTTATTAATGTAGCATATGATGGCAGTGCTTGGGTTAATGAAGGTAATCATAGGATTATGGCAGCGGCTGAACTTGGTTGGGATTCATTACCAGTGGAGATTTCATACTTTGACGGTGGTGAAAGAATCAAGTCAGGCCCAATGTATCCGGGTAATATTGGGCTTGCAGAAGCAATGGATCAGGGAACTAGATGGACTGGTGATGAACCATATAGACAATTAGTTGAATTGGATTTAGAAGAAGGTTGGAAAGATTTAGCAGTAGGTGCAGCTATGGGATTAGGCGCACTAGGTGCAGGTAATAGTGATGCTAAACCAATTGAACCAATCAAAAAACCTGCTATAACTCAACAAGCACAACAACCTGTTAAAGCAGCATCAGCTACAATAGACCCTAAAGCAGAAGTAGCATTATTCAATGCTGGCAAAGCGGCTGGTATGCGTGGCTCTGAATTAGCGCAATTCTTAGCACAAGTTAAACACGAATCATGGAACTTTAGTAGATTACAAGAAAAACCACAACCTAAGGTAAAAGATTACTTTGCTAAAAAATATGACCCTAAACATGCGCCAAAAACAGCAAAGATACTAGGTAATAAACATGCAGGTGATGGTGATAGGTATCATGGTAGAGGCTATATTCAGTTAACCGGACATGATAACTATGCCCGCGCTAGTAAAGAACTTGGAATAGATTTATTAAATCACCCTGAGTTAGCTGCTGACCCGGCAACTGCTGCAAAGATTGCTGTGTGGTTTTGGAAAATCAAAACAAAAGGCATTACAGATTTTGCAGATACTAAAACAGTAACACATAAAATCAATCCAGCACTCAGAGGATTAGAAGATAGACACGCAAATTTTATAGATTATAAACAACGGATTAAACCAGCATGAAAAAATTATTAGCATTAACCTTACTCGCAGTATCATTTACCGCTTCAGCTTGGACACAACGAGCACCTAACCCAGTACAACAATGTCAAGCACATGCTCCGTACGGTTTCCCACAAACACAAAATGTACAACCTATTTGCCGTCAAGCATATCTAGTTGGATATGATGCACAAGCTAAACTACCAAAATTCGTAACATACGAATTAATGCCGCAAAACGCATTAGGTTGTGTAGCAAGAACAAATGCGTTTGCTGCTGACCAAAGTGTACCAAATGGTGCTCGCCCAGATGATTATGCTGGTACAGGGTTTGATAAAGGTCATATGAGTCCTGATGGTGATCTGTCATGGGATGTTCAAGTTGAATTTGAAAGTTTCTTAATGACTAATATGAGTCCACAAGCTGGTTCATTGAATCGTGGCATATGGAAACTATTAGAAACAAGTGTACGTGGTTGGGCAGTTCAGCGCAATCAAAGTTACACGGTTTATGTTGGCGGAGTATATAATGCACAAGATAAGAAAATCGGCAACGGTGTCGTTGTTCCTCATGGTTTTTACAAAATTGTTATCAATAATCAAACGAATGAAGTAGCAGGATGGGCGTTCCCTCACGTTGCTCCGTATCCTAACTTAGGAAATGACTTGACTAAGTTTAGATTACCGATAACACAGATTGAACAAACAGCAGGGGTACAATATGCATTCCCTAAAAATGCAAAAGAATTAGCTCCTGGGCAAGAATGGATAGTTGATTTTGGTAAACTCACACAAGCTAAACGTACTAAATGTGGTGCCAATGCAGAGGATTAATATTAGCAATAATATCTCATACTAAATAGCAGTATGAACATCACTAAATTAGGCAAACTAGTCGGAGATTGGAGTAATATCAATGATACATTGCTTCAACAAATAAGCAATCTATTTAAACTACGAGATTGTAATGTTGATTTGGATATACAAAAACCAAATCAAGTATCACCTTTCATCAAAGATAACTTAGCATATCATAACCCTGATCAACCTTTTACAGTTAAAAGAATCTTTGTTCATTTAACTGATTGGCAACCGGGACATTTCTATTGTGTTGATAACAATATTCATGCTGGCTGGAGTGCAGGGGATGTATATAGTATTGATTGGCATAATGCATATTATGCAAGTGCAAATGCAGGTGCAGCAGATAGAATTATATTACAACTTACTGGTCTTGTTTCAGAAGAATCTAATGAATTCTTGGCTAGATTAAAAAGATTTGACACATACGCACTAGAACTTAAAGAAAGTTCTTGGTAAGAACACACCTACCTTAGGACCGTGTGGCCCGGCTGCTGGGCATAGAAAACGATTCGCTACCGTGGACTATAAAGTGAGCACTTTTTGATAAATACATAATGCTTACAGAACATATCATTATTGAATCCGCTGCACTTGAATTAGCAAAAAGATTGCCGTCATTGGCTAAACATGACTACAATACCATCGACAAATTAATGCAAGATATTGCTAATAAACATCGTATTACTGGTAAGGCATTACATGATATGTTTCTAAGAAAGTATCACAAAACTCCAGATAATTGGGTTAAGGGTAAACTAGACGAAGCTAATAATAAACCAGATTTTCTAGCAGATAATCCAATCATGCAGAAATTCATCAAGTGGTCAAGTCAAAAACTCAATCTTCAATCTACCCCCAAATTTGAATTCAGCTACAATACTGAAGAAGCACAAGAAGGTCATCACACTGGTCGTCATTCAGAAAACGATAACAGTGTTTGGGTATACGTTGCTAATCGTAATATGGTTGATATTATGCGTACCGTTTTTCATGAATTGGTTCATGTCCGTCAAGGAGAATTGGGTATGATTAAGCCAGGAGATAGCTATCCTGGTAGCCCAATTGAAATGCTAGCGGATATGGGTGCGGGCAAATACATGAAAGTATTTGGCAAAGATCATCCAGAAATCTTTCAATAAAATACATTCTATGCTATAATGCATAGATGCTTAAACTACTCTTTCCATTGCCAAAAGATATCGTTGTTGCACTTAGTGGCGGCGTTGACAGTGTTGCTATTACAGATTTCCTTTCTCAAAAACACAATGTAACTTGTGCTTTCTTCCATCATGGAACAGAGAATAGTGAACGAGCATTAGAATTCGTTGCACACTTCTGTACCGAACGCAATCTTCCACTTATGATCGGAATGATTAAAAACAATAAACCAAAAGAACTTAGCACAGAAGAACATTGGCGTAATGAACGCTATGACTTCCTAGATAGTTTTGGTAATTCATTGGGCCCAATCATTACCGGTCATCACTTGGATGATTGTGTAGAAACATATCTTTGGTCATCTATTCATGGGCAATCAAAAGTTATCCCAGCGAAACGAAACAATGTTGTTCGCCCATTTCTAACAACAAACAAAAGTGAATTCACAAATTGGTGCGAACGAAAATCAATTAATTGGTGTCACGACAATAGCAACGATGACACAAAATATATGCGTAACTATGTCAGAACACATCTCATGCCACACGCATTACACGTTAACCCAGGACTACACACTGTGGTTAAAAAGATTGTAGAAAAACAGCAAAATGTTTGACTTTTCTACACAAGGCATGTATACTAATTACTTTACAAGGAGAAACTATGAGTAGTAAAATGTTTACCGGAGAGCAAAAGATTAAGTTGACTCAACTTATCAACGAGGGCATGGTAGTCCTACATGAGATTGATACTCTACGTGAGGGTCTAAGTGATACTGTTAAGGCTATCGCAGAAGAACTGGAAGTAAAGCCAGGCATTCTTAAGAAGGCAATTACTGTCGCACACAAAGCAAGTCTTGGTCAAACAAACGCTGACCACGAAGAACTAAACACTATCTTGGAAACTGTGGGTAAAACACTTTGAGTTACGTTGATGCTATTCATAGCAGGGATGAGGATCGTATCTACGTTGTAGAACGGGACCAGAACGGAAAGCGTCAATACAAAGAATATCCCACAAACTATGTACTATACTATCCCGATCATAAGGGTAAGTATCGCAGTATATATGGTGACCCTGTAAATCGTTTCAGTACACGTAAACGACAAGAGTTTGAAAAAGAAAGGCGCATCCATTCAGGTAAGAAATTATTTGAAAGTGATGTGCCTGTAGTGTTTCGCTGCCTTAGTGAAAACTATCTTAAGGCAGATGTTCCTAAACTGCATACTTGTTTCTTTGACATTGAGGTAGATTTTGATCCAGAGAAGGGTTTCAGTCCTACTAGTGATCCATTCAACCCAGTAACTGCTATTTCATTATATTTGGATTGGCAAGATACACTGGTTACATTGGTCATTGCCCCCAAGCATATGTCACCTGAAACAGCACAAGAAATTTGTAATGAATTTGAAAACTGTATGCTTTTCACTAATGAGAAGGAGATGTTTGATGTTTTCTTTCAACTCATTGAAGATGCTGATGTAATGACTGGCTGGAACAGTGAAGGATACGACATACCTTACATGGTTAATCGTGTCACAAGAGTAATGAGTAAGGATGACACACGCA